ACCCGTTGCCCCGCGCTGTTTCATGGAGGCCACATTGACCGCCATGGCGTTCACCACAGCCTGAACTCTCTGGTCCACCTGATTCTTCTCATCACTCATTTGCACACCCCCCTGCTACTCGCTCATGGATCACCCAGTCATAGTCCCCACCCACGAACTTGGCGGTCTTGATCACCGCCTTCTCACGGTCATTCTCCACGACAACATTGCCCTTGTTTGCCGATGTAATCTTGCCCTTAATGGCCCTGGCCCCATTGATGGTCACGGTGACCTCGGTGCCCAGAGCCACCAGGGTAGACTTCTGGAACTTGTGCCAGGCCCAGGTCTTGGCGATCCATCCCTTGATCCAAAGGACCAGAAAGGCGGCCACTACCAACTGAATGATCAGCACAATGGACTGTGCCGTGATCCCGCCCTGTGCTATGTCCAAGAACGCCTGTTCCATGGTTGCCTCCTATATGTCCCGCTTGGTCCAGTACCCACCCTGGCGGATCCCAAACCGGCCCCATTGCAGGACAAAGCCCAGGCATTTCCAGATCGTGTCCTCAATACGTTTGAGACCTACCTCTTTGCCAATCTTGGGGTCATAGTTGGCCGGGTCCACGCAGGAGCTGACCTCGTACTGCCGGAACCCGGTTACGGTCTCAGCCCCAACCACTGTGGTCTTGTCATCCATCTGGTCGGTATAGACCGGGCCAATGAATCGCTTGACCATATCCTCGGTGATCTTGCTTGGATCCTCACCCATGCGGAAATAGGCCTCTTCAAACACGTCTTTGGGAGACCAGGACTCGTACCCGTCCGGATAGCGGACCTTGTATCCAGGGTCTCCAGCCTTGTGCTCTCCCATGTCCTTCCACGCCGGGCAGGGCTCCGCCTCTATGATCTTGACTCCAATATAGTGATCCATCTGTAATGCTCTTTAAAACGTCTTCACTCGCCGGGGATAATAACGACGGGGTTTTGCTGAGTTCTGGTGGAACTTCCAGAGTTTATACACACCGTCCTGATAGGACTGACTGAACTTTTGAGAGACATCCCCTTGTTCCAAATCACCACTCAACACCAGTTCATCCAGCAGCATCATTATTGGATAATTAACAAGGATTTTCCTCTGTAGATGCTCTGGAATGAGCTCGATTTCATCACCATCCTGGTCTTGTGGCATTTCAGGCCTGGCATAATACATGACCTCAAGCGATTGATCGGTTGCAGGAAGCTTCCTGTAAAGGAGCTGATCTCCCTCAACCGTAAACGCCTCAACATCTCCCTCTTCTGGTCCTGAGGGCCTGTCGTAGCACTCAAAAAGGGTCATTGCGTTATAAATGTGATCACAGGTGATGTTTTTACTTGTGTTTATGACCTGAATCACAGAATGATGGTAGTCGTCTGGCAGGTCAGTACTCCCTGCGCTGGTGGCGGCAACCGTCTCCTTTTTGCGCAAACCGGGTATATGCAGCTCGCCAGCAACGGTCATCATCGCTTCAAAGATCAGATTGAGAATCCTCTCTCGGGCAAAGTCATGCCCTAAGAGATTCTTCTCGACCTCATTGATTATTTTGCTGGTTTGCATTGAAAGCGTCCTGTGATCGGTTGAGGTATGGGTTGCCTTGCAGACGTGCAAACCGCTGGTACACATTTTGAAGCGAGATGTTTGGATAAAACTGCCTCAAGGACTCCATGCCATTCAGGAACCGTTGCCAATAGAACATGGCGTTGGGTTTGTTCCCGGCCTCTTCCTCGATCTCTGAGAACTTGTCATACAGAATGTATGAGATCAGAATAGGTTGATGGAGATGGGAGGGTAGGCACTCCGGAGAGGACTCATTAGCATCTGTCAGCTCAGTTGGCTTTTGGTTATAGAAGATATCCAGATCTTGAGATGTTTCAGGAATCTTCCTGAAATACAGAACCCCATTTTCAGCCGCAACATCTACAACATCACCTTCTTTGGTTAATCCGTCGTGCATTTGCGTCAAAACTTTATAGTTTAACACAACTTTGCACGGTCTGGTTGTTTCCTTATTGACCACCCGAAACAGGTTGGAATGAAAGTCGTCGGGAAGATCCACATTGTCATTATCCGATGTGCCATCTGCCGTCACTGTATTGGTGGTTTGCAGCGAAGGCAGGGGGTACACGGCGGCCACATACATCAGTAGATCGTTCAGGTCAGCCAAGAGCTCTTCCCTGGCGTAGGATGAGTCTTGGAGTTTATGCTCGATCTTATCTAAGATTCTGCGGGTGTTCATTGGTTATCCCTCCTTGGGTTCCAGGGCATAACCGCCTTCAACCTCCACTACGTTCACCTCATCAGGTTCCAGGCCGTGGTGCTTACTGGCCCCGCGCTTGGCAGCTGCTGCGCTGGCGTATGGTGTGCCGTCCGGCTTGCCCAGGAGGTCATCGTCTCCTTCATCCTCATCTCCATCGGAGGGCGGTTCATCCTCAGACCCGTGCAGCGGTTCTTTGTTGTCCCCGTTATTGGGGATATCCCCTTCTTTGGGGACAGCCGCTGGCTCAGGCTTTTCATAATCCTCAGCCTTACGGTAATCCTTCAGGGCCAGGAAATGCGCCTGGTGGTCAGTGCTCATCACTTCGCACACCTTCCGGCCGTTCTTGTCAGGGGCAAACACGTAATCGAAACCCGCCAGGGTCACATGCGTCGGCCCATCGCGTTTGATAAGGCATTCAATCTTCATTGCAGATTCCCTCCTGTGGCCGGGGTGAATATGGGCGGATCGTTCGGCAACAACATCAGATCCCCTTCCAGATATAAAAAGAGGAACTGCTGCCCGAAGAGTCGGACATCAACCAAGCCATCCGGGCTGAAATGGTAGTCACCCTTCACTGTGGTTTGGCTGTCTTGATACCAAACCGGGCCACCCCCACATGGGCCAAATATCGCCCCTGAAAACTCCAACTGCACACTGTTGTCTTCAGCCCATACCAAGATTTTGCCTGCCACCTGGTCATTCAGCACATCGCACATGTCTTGCCCGGACGCGGGCAGAACCAGAATGGCGACAAAACACATCACAAAACAGATAACTGACAATAATCGAAACATGATTCCTCCCTCCTTTAGAAGCACCCATCGCTGAAAACAAACTTTAGCAGGGCCAATCCCATGGGCAGCACAACCAGCCACATTGCCCAGATATGACGCCTTGGACACGATGCCTGGAACTGCTGCATGTTGGTAATAATCCCATCGTTTGCCGTCAGTCTGTCCATCTTGGCCCACAGGGCAGATGTTTCGCCTTGCAGGTGCTTTATTTGTTCGTCCTGGACAGCAATCCGCTCTACTGTTTTGCGCATGCTATCCATGCTCTCAGTTAGCATTTCCAAGGACTTAGCTTGACGATCCAGCCGGTCATGGATTGATTTTGCTACTGCATCTTCCATCAATCCCTCCCTTTTCGTTTGGTTTGCAGTCCCAATTACCCGGGATCAGGGCACGGCCCACAACCCCGGGTAAACACAGGGAGGATTCTTATGGGTTCTCGCAGTATACGAGTTTACCCCGCAGGGTTCCGGCTGCCGGGGTGGCAGCTACGTTTGTGACCTTGGCAGCAATAATCCGGTCTCCGCCGGCTGCCAGGCCAAGGCCGTCAATCACGTCTGCCCTAGCCACGCCTCCAGTTTGGGCCGTGGTGTCATCAGTCAGGAAATTGGTGTTTGCCACCAAATCATCACCGTCAGCATTGAGTACGCCAACAGAGAGAGTGATCCCCGCGCCATCATCCAGGGCACTTGACTCCAGCTGGAAATCCACCGGCTCATGCCCTTCAGGCAGTTTGCACAACTGGACGATATCGCCGCTGGCCAGATTGGTATCCAGGGAGGCGGCCCCTACCGATGCAAGCAGAACCCCGGCCTGGCTGGAAGTCGCCGCCGGCCGGAGAGAGGGATATTCACAGATATCGCTTTTGTATGTAGCCATGGTTTATAACCTCATGCTTTTGTTGTTCATGTATGAGCCACAAACTCAGTTGTGGCTCATATTCTCCGCTTTATGATCCACAGAACCTTACGGCTTGGCCGCCGCTGTATCCATGGCCATCACGCCGTAGTCCTTGCCGTTCCAGTTGACCTTTTTCAGGCCAAAGATGGAGCTGGTGGTAATGACCACCTGGTTGGCGTTGTCCCGGGTTTCCTCGTGCCAGGAGAACCGCAGACCGGTGCCCGGGGAGCCGAATGCCAGCGCCGCCGCCTGTTCACCCATGAACAGTGCCCGGCAAGCATCCACGTCTCCGCCAGAACCGTAGTCATTGAACCGGATCAGGCTCTGGTGTTCGTGCATGACGACGTTATTGTACATGCCCAGCGTGCCCTTGAAGACTGGAGACTTTTTGCCTTCAGCGCCCATGGCCGCCTTTTGCAGATCCAGCCACTCGTTGCTGGTGGTGGAGGTCCGAACGTCGTAGGTCTGCCAGTAGTTCATGAGGCAGACATAGTGCTGTTCCCCGTTAATCATAATGGGCTGAATAGTCGGGGTCTGATCGTGTGCCCCGCCCATCATGGCCGCGTAGGTTTTGGCCTTGTCGATAAGGCCCAGTGTCATTTTGTCGTCAGCGGTCAGGGTCGCTTTGTCCTTACCGCCAGCTACAAGCAAATGCTCATCATCCGGGGACTGAAACGGGTTGTTGGCGAAACCGGTGTAATCAGAGGGGAAGTTGAACTCAGAGTTGATCCCGCGAGCGCCGGAGATATACATGAAGAACAGCTCATCAAACACACGAGCCCACCAATCGGACTGCCGCGCCCGGGCCACCTTCCGCAGATCGTGGACAGTCCGCTTGCGGCTCATGCGCCCACCGGTATTCACACCACCGCGCATCTGGTCGATGTAGAGCCCGTCAGTGTAGAACTTGAGCTGCTGTTCTTTGCCCTCCAGAACTTCGTCCCCCTCCACCGGTTGCATTCCCATTTGGACAGACAGGTCATAGGAGATGTACTCACCAGCATCGTTTTCCAGCTCCAGGAGCCGGGTAATGGGCATAGACGCATCCGGGCCGCCCATAAACTTTTTGGTCCAGTAGGATTTCCTATTGGTATCAACCGCCAGGAACGCCGAATACTTTTTGACTGCTTTCGGGTCATTAACCCCAATGATTGTCTTTGACATGGCTCACGCCTCCGTAAATCTTGTGATTTGTGGTTTTGTCTCAGGCGTGAACACTGCTATTATTGAACAGTGGGCCTCAGGCCTTCCTGAGAACTACTTTATCGTTGTAGGTACCTGGTCTCCTGCTCTGGTGAGAGCTTGGCCAGTTCCTGCTCCAGCTTTTCCGTCTCTCCTTGCTCCATGAGCTTGTCCAGGTGGGCAAACTCCGCGTCCGCGTCATCGTGCTCTGCCGCGTTGGGCACATCGCTTAGGGTTTCCACACCCTTCTCTCCAGCCTTCTTGTTGGCCCTTTGCCGGGCCTTGGCTGTCTCTGTCTGCTGCTGCTGCGGATTGTTGGGGGCAGACACGCCGCGTATCGCCCGGGCCTCCTGAGCAGCCTGCTTGAGCAGTTCGGTATTGGAGACCGAATCATAAGCAGGGTCCTGAATCTTGATATTGGCCTGCTGCTGAAAGGCCTTGAGCAATTCAGGGTCCTTCTGGATGTCCTGATTGGCATCGAAAAAGGTCTTCTGGTCCTGCTTCCACTGCGCTTCCAGCTGGGCTTGCTGCTGCTGCTTCCTGTCCTCTTCCAGCTGCTGGCGAACTTTGGAAGTCAACTCCAGTTCTCGGAGTTGGTCTTTCACCTCGTCACGCTGATCCAGGTAGTCCTCAAAGCTGATCTCCCCTTCCTCGAATTGCTCCTTCAGGGTGCTCAGCTTGTCTTGAAACTCCTGCTTCTTTTCAGCGCCTGCGTCGGTCTGCTCCCCGGCTTGATCCCCGTCTTGGACCTGATCTGATTGCTGCGCCTGGTCCGCTGGTTGTCTCTGAGGTGCCTGGTGCTCTTGGTTGTTCGCTTGTACCTGCTCACCTTCGCCCTCCGGTTCGGCTACCTGGTTGGAGTCTGCGCTTTGGTCTCCGCCTTCCTGGCCTTCCTCTCCTGTTTCTTCTTCCGCTGTTTCCTCCGCTGCCTTTCCTGTTTCCGCACCTTCGTCGCCTCCGGTTTGGGTTTCGTCAGTTTCAGCATCAGGGCCAGTCTCTTCCTCTTCACCTGTGTCGGTATCGCCCTGAAGCTCTTCCTCAACCGCCTGCCGTTCCTCTTCGCTCATCGCGTCGAGCTCTGCCTGAGAGAATGTTGTGTTTGCGCTCATGTTTCGTCCTCCCTTTATGTGCGCATAAAAAAAGGCCGCCACAGGGACGAATCCCTATGACGGCCTCAAGTGCTTTGATAGCCGTGTATTGCGTGAACTAAGAAATTTTTATGTCAGTACAGCCTTATGCTGCTAATCCAAGGACTTTATTTACGCTCTTCCCCTTCTCGTTCAAGCGCTCCCTAATTGACTCTTTGATCTTATCCGCGCTGAGCCCTACATTCTCGCAATACCAAAGAAATGTGAATGGGTTGTGTCCTGAATCTCCACTGAATATCCAAGCCACCGCTTCTTTTCGTATGCTCTCTGGCGACCGGCCATTGCAGGTCTTGGGGTTTACAGCATCCTCTGTTGCTTGTGATATGATCGCATATATTAAGCGAGTTTCTGGACTATCATGGATATCAACATTTGCCATACATAATCACCCCTCTGGTCTCAGGCTTTCAAGTTTCTCTGCCCGTACAATACGCCCAGCCTCAAAATACACAGTGAGCCTTCCGTAAAACCGCTTCCGGACCAGCCCCTGAATGATTGCCTTGATCCAATCCACATTTACCTCCGCTCCTGAGCTGGCCCAAAGGCCTGGTCGAACTTGCTCATTGTATCAGCTCCTGCACCTCATCCACAGCCATCCCCAACCGAAATATCTTACTTCCCGGATCTTCCATCCACTCTTCCTGATACCGCTCAATTACACCCCCTGTAACCTCGTCAGTAATCTCAGCTATTCGATGAGTTTCATCCTCAACCCCAGGATCACC